GATGATGCCGAGTTCAACGGCGCCAACAGCTGCGACATGGCTGCCGCCTACGGGTCAAGCGACGGGTCGGCAACGGGGGCCAGGACGTTGGCGGCGACGGGCCTCGACTCGGGAACATGGATCGCCACGTCGTATTTGTTGGAGCTCGCCGCGCCGCAGGGTGCTGCGGCTGTGATCCCTGACGTGGTCCACGCCAACTATGCCTAGCCCGGTCTTCCCGGTACAGCGAGCCCGCGTCTCGGCCGTCCCGCCGAGGATCGTCTCACCGCCCACCGCTGCAGCGGCAGGAACGACCTACGACAAGTTCGGCAGCATCACCGCAGGCACCAACCTGTACGGCGGCGACGCGTCGACGTTCGCAGAAACCGGGTCGCTCACCACACGGGCTCTAGCCTCAGGCACAGACGCGGCAGAGCACGCCGAGACTGGTGCGCTCACCGCCCGAGCCCTGGCGTCCGGCACCGATTCGTTCCAGCCCGCCGAGACAGGATCACTCACAGCGGGCACGTCGCTCAGCGGCGCTGACGTCTTCAACGCCAACGAGACCGGGACCGCCCCTGTCGGCACACTGCTCTCCGGGGTTAGCGCCTATATCCCGGCGGGACCGGTCACCTACAACAAGACCGGCTCGATCACCGCAGGAACGCTCGTCACAGGCGCGGACAGTTTCCAGCCGGTAGAAGCGGGGAGCCTCACATCTAGGGCGCTTGTATCGGGTGCCGATGTATTCACCGCAGCCGATACAGGCACCACCCCTGTAGGAACGCTACTCAGCGGCACGTCGCAGAAGATCACGTCGGGCTTGTACCAGAAGACCGGCAGCCTGGTCGCAGGAACCTTGCTTTCGGGGATCGACTCGGAGGTCAGGTCAGAGACGGGCTCGCTTACCGCCGGAACGATTATCAGCGGTACGGATGCGGCCACGCTCAACAGGGCCGGTTCCCTAACCACACGAGCGTTGTTCTCCGGTGTCGGCGTCACCGTTGCTCCCGTCGTCAAAGCCCTGGTAGGCATCACAGACACGGCCGGTACGACGCTGTCTGTCACAGACACCACCAGAGACGGTGTGGGCGTGTCTGACGCCACCGGAACAACCCTTTCGGTGGCCGACTCTACCCAGGCAGGAACGAGCGCAGGAGACGCTACAGGCTCTGGCGTCACCATCGTGGATATCAACTAGTTGGCCGAACAACCTTCCTGATGGCAGTCAAGATCGTCCACTACGACATCGGCGACAGATGGACGCCCGAAGCCACCTGGACAGTCTCAGGCGTCAACACCGATCCGACCCAGATCGTGGTGAAACAGCAGACCCCGGCCGGCGTCGAATCCACGATCACCACCGCCTCGAGCCCTGGAACCTTGACCACAGCCTCGACGCCGTTGAGCCGTCAGAGCGCGGGCGTGTTCAGGCTCAACCCCGGTATTGCGCTAACAGCTGCCGGCTACTGGTTCGTCAGGTTCGAAGGCACCGGGGCAGCCGAAGCGTCCGAAGAACAGCAGGCGATCGTGGACCCGTCAGAGTTCACCAGCGACGGCGGCCTATCCGCTCGAGCGCTAGTGAGTTTGGCTGAGACGAAGGACTGGCTGAACCAACAAAACATCGACACGTCGTCTGACCTCGAGATCGTCGCTGCGATCAACAGCGCCAGCGAACTCGCCCATGACGAAGCACAGAGAGAGTTCAAACGCACCGACACCACCACCAGCGCGACTGCCCGCATCTACAGCGTCGACAATCTCGGCTGGGGCCGCAGGTTCATCCAGATAGACGACCTCTCAACCACACCCACTCTGGTCAGGATCCTGGCTAACGACCGCAGCACAGTTGTGGCGACCGTCACGGATTACAACGTGTACCCGAACAGCCGCGAGTCGTGGGCACCCATCACAGGCTTGGAGTTCGAGAACACTGTGCTGCGTCCCAGACCGGGCCAGGTTGTAGAGGTCACAGGCGTGTGGGGGTTCCCGGCTATCCCCGACCAGCTAAAGACCGCTGTCAAGGACGCGGTGGCGGAGATGATGGACCGCGACGTGGAGCACTACCGGCAGGACTACGAACCACACACCGCAGGCGGTGCGACGAACGTGATCGTGATGGGCTCACGTCCACAGTTCCTGGCCGCCAACCCTAGGTCGTTGAGCGTGTTCCGTAGCTTCAGGACTCCGCACCTTGGCTAAGTCCAAGATCAATCTGTACTCCGATTTCCCTGCTGCCAAGAAGGGGGCGTACGACACGGTGCAGCTGGCCCGCAAGCTGGCCCTGGATGCGGGCGAGGAGGTGGCGAAGCGGAAGATAGAAGCATCGCCCTACGATCTACACCCCGAAGACGTCCACCAGGAGTTCCTGGGCCACCAGTCGGGCCGCGTCTATTTCGACCAGTTCTACGGGCACTTCTTCGAATACGGCACCGTCTACATCCACCCGTCCCCGTTCATCCGTCCCGCGCACAGGCAGATGCGGAAGATCTTCCTGGGCGTGATGGGCCACAACCTCGAACGGTTCATTTCGCGTAGAAGGGTGAAGACCAGGTGAAGCCTGAGAATTGCCCGTACAGGGAGAAGTGCAGGAACCCGCTGTGCCGTCTGTGGTGGAAGCGGCGAAGGACCCCACGATGACGCTCGAGGAGGATGCGCTCACCGAGTGGCTGATCTCGTATCTCGAAGCGGACGCCACGCTGATGTCGATGCTCAACGGGTATGTGGCAGCAGAAGCCTGGCAGGACAGCACCAACTCGCCGTTCGTGAGGTTGGATCGGCTGGACGGCAACGACCTCATGGTGGTCGGGCTTAACCGCGTCTGGACCGACACCACCTATGTGATCAGAGGGGTCCAGCACTGGCGGGGCGGCGGCAAACCAGACCGCACAGATATCAACGCGATCGGGGCACGGCTGGACACGCTCCTCCACAACAAGACCGCGACCACGGCCACCAACCAGATCCACAGTTACCGCGAAGAAGCAGACCCGATGCCTGCCGTAGTCACGTCCGACGGCGAGCTCTGGTTGCACAGCGGCGGGGTGTACCGGTTGCGCTGCCAGACTCTCTAAGGTCTGTACCGGCCCGCGTCGAGGCTTCGCAACAGCCGGTGAACTATCTCTGCGTTCAGGCTTCTGCCGTTCCGTAGCGCCTCGAGCTTAAGCCGCACCTTCAGGTCGTTCGGTAGCCGCAGGTTGAACTTCATAGCCCCATGATGGGGCCAGGTTCGGCTAGTCGGCTGCGGGTTGGCCGAACAACCTGTCATGCCAGAAGTCGCAAGCATCTTTTCAGGGGTACAGATCGGTGCCGAAACCACATCAGGCACAGCAGTATCGGCAACCAAGCTTCTGAACTATCTGAGCCTCAACCTTGGGCCGAGCATCGAGTTCAACAAGTTCCGGCCAATGGGCCAGCTCGTCTCGAGCGCCGTCACACCAGGCAAAGACTCGTCTGAGATCCCATACACCGGGGTTGGTTCTTACAGCGAGATGGTCGTGCCGTTGTGCGGCCTGATCACCAACACCACACCGGCCACGATCGAGACGACCGCGAGGCGTTGGACGTTCACGCCGCTAGGCCGGTCAGAAGACACCATCAAGACCTTTACGGTGGAAGCAGGGTCCGCGACCAGGGCGCAACGCGCAACCTATGGCCTGTTCACCGGGCTCGAAGTCACGTTCAACAGGACCGATGGTGTGCAGCTGTCGGGGAGCATGGTGGGCCAGAACATGACCGACAACGCCACATTGACCGGGTCGCCGACAGCGTATGAGGATGTGCCGATCCTGCCAACACATCTGAACGTCTACATCGACACCACCAGCGGCTCGTTCGGCAGCACCAAGATGACTCGCGACTTCAACGCGGTGTTCAGGTGCAACGACAAGTTCGGGACCGTCTGGCCCATCAACTCGGCCAACGCGTCCTACGTCAGCCACGTCAATACGGAGCCCGCGATCCAGATGGAACTAACGTTCGAGGCTGATTCGCAGGGGATGGCGTTCCTGACGAACGCCCGTGCAGGCTCTGCGTTGTATGTCCGCATGGAAGCCGTGTCTACCGTCCTGGCTGGCTCTACCCAGTTCTATGACCTGAAGATCGACATGGCCGGAAAGATCAGCGAGGTCGGCAGTTTCGATGACACGGATGGTGTGAAGACCTGGACGATCACGTTGGACGCGTTCTACGACACCAACTGGAGCTCGGGCCGTTATCTGAACATCGTGTCGACGAACAAGACGGCGACGCTATGAGGTGGAGCCTGTACCGCCAGTCCACAGCCGAGGGTTGTGCTTTGTATCGGCCCGCCTGGACATGGCGGCGGTGGACGCCCCGCCTGGGATCGTTCTCGACGAAAGGGATCTGATGGCAGACAAAGACGAGAAGACTCCGCCCGTGTATGAGCCGAAGATCAAAGAAGGTAGGGAGACGGCCAAGAAGCCGATCGTTGCCCCTGACGGGCATGAGACGCTGACGCAGGAAGACATCGATGCCCGAGATTAACCGGCTGACCCGTCCCAAGCCTGAACAAGCCATGATCGACCTCGGTGACGGCGACACCGTTTCTTTGGTGTTTGACGCGAACAAGGTAACGCCACGGTGGATGAACGCCACCAAGGAGGGCGCAGAACAGGTCGACCTTCTCGTCTTGGCGAAAGCTTTGGATGAGGTTCTGATCAGTTGGGACATCACAGACAACGGCGTCGAGTTCCCGCCCACGGTCGACAACATCGCAGTCCTATCTTTTCCCGCTGTGAACCTGTTGTTCGAAGAAGTCTGCAAGGCCGCTGCGCCGGGAGAGGCTGAGGGAAACGCATCGTCGCCATCTGCGAACGATCAGTCTTTGGGCTCCGCGCAGGAGTCGGAGATCTTCCCGAATGGTTCGGCAGCTTCGACATCGCCGAGCGTCTTGGAATCTCAGCCCTCGAGGTAGACGACGTGCCGGTGTATTGGCTGGCACGGGCACGGATCAAGCTACAGGCCGAGGCTGCCCAGCAGCGGGCCGCTAGTTCGAGGCTGAACTGATGGCAACGACTGTCGCACGGTTGCAGGCGGTTCTTAGCGCGAACACCAAGGATTTCGACCGGGACATGGACAAGTCCCATGACAGGATGGGGAAGGTCGGTAAGGCTGCGGGTGCGGCGGGTCTTGCTATCGCAGGCGGACTGGCTGTCGGTCTTACCAAGTCTGTAAGGGCTGCGATGGACGCTGAGAAGTCTCAGGTCAGGCTTGAGCAGTCGTTTAAGCGGGCCAAGGTGTCGGTGGCGGCACACAGCAAAGAGATCGCTAAAGCGTCGGCGCGGGCTTTGCAGTTGGGTTTTGACGACGAAGACCTGAAGGATTCCCTTGGCTCTCTCGTTATCGCCACTGGTTCTTACAAGAAGGCGCAGGCTGACGCGAACGTGGCGATGGACGTGGCCCGGTTCAAGGGCGTGTCGCTTGAGGCAGGCACAAAGATGTTGACGATGGCGATGGCTGGTTCGCAGCGGGCCGCCAAACAGCTGGGCTTGTCTGTTCAGGCTGTGACGACGGAACAGGACAAGGCGAAACGGGCGTTCGACCAGAACAAGGACGCGATCAACAAACAGTTCGACGCGTTGGGGAAACTCACGCCGGCCGAGAAGGCCGCCAAGGACGCAGCCCTCGAACATGCTAAGGCGCAGTACGAGGGCGCGAAGGCCACAGCCCAGGTGATGGACAAACAGGTGACGGCGGGAAAGGTGATCGATCTGGTCAAGGACAAGGTGAAGGGGCAGGCGCAGGCCTATTCGGAGACCGCAGCCGGCGGCATGGAACGGTTCAAGGTCGGGCTGGAAGAACTAGAAGAAACGATCGGTGCGACTTTGCTTCCCATCCTGACGAAGGTGATTAACAAGCTGGTTCTTCTGCTTACCGAAATGCAGAAGCATCCGAAAGCGTTGAAGGCGATGGTGATCGGACTCGGGGCGCTGGCTGCGGCTCTGATCACAGCTTCGATTGCACAGGCCGCATTGAACCTGGCCGTGTTGGCGAACCCGTATGTGGCCGCCACCATCGCCATCATCGCCCTGGCAGCCGGCGTGTTCCTGCTTTACAGACGGTTCACCCAGTTGCGCCCGGTAATCGAGTTCTTCCTCGAATGGGCCGCCGGTGTTCCGCTGCCGCTACGCGTCTTGCTGGTCGCGCTAGGCGGCATCCACGGGACGCTAGAGAAGCTGCAACCGGTGATCGAGAAGATCAACGGCGTGTTCGAGAAGCTTGTGGGCTGGCTGAAGGACGCGGTCCGGTATGCGAAAGACCTTGTGGGCTGGCTCGGCAAAATCCATGCCCCCAAGATCGACCTGAACCCGTTCAACGGCGACAGCCACGACCCAACGTTCGTGCCGCCAGGACTTAGAGGTCCGACAGGCGGCAGCGGCGATCTGCATGGCGCGTCGGAGGCGATGCGGCCGTTCGCCAACCTCGGCTCTGCGTTCGGGCTCCACATCTCGGCGGGCCGTACCGACCATTCGAAGTACACCAAGTCCGGGAAGGTGTCCGACCACTGGTACGGCAAAGCGTTGGACATGGCTGACGGTGCCTCGAGCATGGCCGGGTTCTTCCGTGCGCTGATCGGCAACCCTCGCGTCAAACAAGCGTTCTACGATCCGCTCGGTTCGATCTTCGGCGGGGCGTTGTCGTCGTACCGGGAGGGCGGCCATTCAGATCATGTGCATGTGGCGACCTACGACCGGGGCGGATATCTGAAGCCTGGCTGGAACCTGGCCTACAACGGCACAGGGGCACCCGAACCGGTAGGTGGCGGGACGGTCAACATTTATATGCCGAACTACATGGGTTCGGAGCAGGCTGTGTTTGCGGCGTTGCAGCAGTGGGGCCAGAAGCATGTGCGCCGCAACGGCAGGAGGCCGTTCTAGATGGCGTCCAGAGGGGTTATCAACGTCAACAACTACACGGCCGGCGACGGCGTCACAGACGACACCGCAGGCATTTTGGCTGCCGCCACGGCGTTGAACGACTACACGTCAGGGCAGGGCGGCGGCGTCCTGCTGTTCCCGGAGGGCTACTACCAGATCACGTCGTCGATCACGATGCTGACCTCTGCGATCGAGGGGATCTCGCTCGTCGGTGCAGGCTCGCATTCTTCTGTTATCCGGGGCTCGGTGGCGGGACCGTTGTTGACGAACGACTCGGGCACCCAGGAGGTGTACAACCGGATCGAAGGGTTGGGGTTCCTGAACACGTCGACGAACACGGCGGCCAGGACGGTCAAGACGAACAACGTGAACGAGTTCGTGATGCGCGACACCTGGCACTCGTCAGCCGCATCTGGGTCCGGGTCGTCGGTCTGTCAGCTTGACAGCGCCTACGACCTGCTGGTGGAGGACAGCGCGTTCGAGGGGGCGTCGGCGGATCATTGCATTGTCGGTTCGACACAGAACGTGGCTACCTATATGCGGTGCAGCTTGCGGGCGACGAAGGGCGGCATGCGGTTGGCGTCTGTGAGCGGACTCAACATTATTGGTTGCAGCTTCCAGAACCTGACGGGCAGCGCTGTTGACGGTTTGAACGGGGCTATCTGCCTGTCGGCCTGCCAGGGCGGCAACATCACCGGCAACTATCTGGAGTCGTGTGTGTGTTCTTTCCTCGAGGTGAACGCGTCGATCTGCCGTGGCTTCAACGTGGCCGGCAACTTCATCACGAACAGCACCAGCCCGGCGATCAAGGCTGATTCGTTTGCGTTCACCAGGTTTGCCCCGAACTTCGTGACGCCGGGCGCGAACGCGACGAACGCGAACGCTGTCAGCGGGGCCACGTCGAACACGTCCCAGTGTGTTTTGGATCCGCAATACATCTCAAGCGGCACCGGTGTGGCGACGTTGGCGGGCTCGGCGACGTTGACGATCGCCTCGGCGACGACGATCACGTTGCCGCCCGGCCTGTCAGAGATCGGCGTTTCCGGGACGACCGGGATCACGTCGATCACGGCAGGAGACCCGGGCCGCGTCGTCACGCTCGTCTTCGGCGGCGCGTTGACGGTCACGGACGGGTCTAACCTGGCGTTGGCCGGGAACTTCACGACCGCCACGAACGCGACTTTGACGTTGGCCAGCAACGGCACCAACTGGTATGAGGTAGCCCGGAGCACCAACTAGATGTCTGAGTGGTGGTTCGAAGACCCTGCCGCCCCGGTCTCGGCTGCCGTCACCCCGCTGGTTTTCTACTCGACAGACCCGGTCACTGACAGCACCCCTACATGGGTGCAGGTGGCTGCCGCCGACCTGTACGGCTACGACATCCGCCGGGGCCGTTCGGCCGCTCGAGGAGACATGGACGCCGGCACCGCAACCATCACGCTGAACAACCGGTCACGGACATATGACCCGTTCGCGGTGGCTGCGTTGCAGCCGATGAACCGGTGGAAGATCCAGCTGACCCACAACGGCGTCACCTACGACCGGTTTCTGGGCTACGCCGACAGCTACACATGTACGTGGCCGAACACAGGCACAGACTCGGTCACCGTTGTTAGCTGCACCGACGAGCTCAAACCGTTGAACCTGGTCAGGACGGCGTCGATGGACCCGGTGACGGCAGCCGACTATACGGCCGTTGTGGGTGCGGACAGCCCCGACTTTTATGCGCAGTGGCTGGACGAACTGTTGATGGAAACCACGATCGTCGACGAGTACGAAGACCTCGAGACGATCCATTGGGACGCTGCCGAGAACGGCGGCTACGGCGGCTTCTCGTTCGACCAGAGGCTTGTCAACCGGACGGTGACGGTGGAGGGGCAAGGCTGGAAACAGGGCAGCTACACCGGGTTCGGTTTCAACAGCGACAGCCCTATCTTGGGGTTCGAGACCAGCGCGGCAGAGGGTCT